AGACGGTAAATACAAGGGAGTGATCGGTCAAGGTGGCCTAGTGCTCGCTAGAGTACCCGAAGAGATCGCGAAACAATACGCCGAATATTACGCAAGACAGGCGCGAGATCAAGAGGAAGCTTTTGATAACGATCTCATGAAGGAAGAGCATCCAAGTATGCCTATCAATATTGATAGAAATACTCGTGTAACTTTTGGTGGTACCAAGAAATAGTTTTTTAACAATTTCTAGTTCATCATTTAAATTAACAAATGGAGATAAACTATGGCAAATCAAAACAGCCCTTTCGGTCTAAGAGCGATCGGAAAAGTTGGTCAAAATGATGACAACCAAGGTTTAGCAGAATTTAGTATTGCAGCATCTGCAGGCGCTACTTACTTCCAAGATCCAGTAAAAGCATTAGCAACTGGAACTATTGGAGTAGCGGGAGCGGGCGACGTACTATTAGGAACGCTAAATGGTGTTTTTTTCACAGCGACCGACACACAAAAACCAACGTTTGCGAATAATCTAAAAGCAGGTAACACTGCAACAGATATCGTAGGCTTTGTGTCTTCAGATCCGTATGAAAGATTTGAGATACAATCAGACAACACACTCGCTTCAGCACAAACTGATGTCTTTATGAATTATGACATCAACTACACTGCAGGCGATTCAGCTAATTATGTTTCAGCTGTACAACTAGATGACTCGACTACGTCGACAACTAGTGGTCAGTTAAAAGTAATAGGTGTTTCAAAAGATATAGATAATAATGATTTAGGTGCTTCGCACGTAAACTTTGTTGTTACTATCAATGAGCACTTCTTGAAACAAACAGCTGGAGTATAATAGCAGAATAGGAGATTAAATTATGGCTATATCAAGAGGACAACTAGTTAAAGAACTAGAGCCAGGATTGAACGCCCTGTTCGGCCTGGAATACAAAAGATACGAAAACCAACACGCTGAGATCTACGCGACAGAAACTTCAGACAGAGCTTTCGAAGAGGAAGTTATGTTATCTGGATTCGCTAACGCTCAAGTAAAACCAGAAGGTTCAGGAGTAGTTTTTGATAACGCTCAAGAAACTTTCACTGCAAGATACACTATGGAAACTGTGGCTCTTGCTTTTGCGATTACTGAGGAAGCGGTAGAAGATAACCTGTATGACAGACTGTCAAGCAGATACACAAAAGCATTAGCTAGAAGTATGGCTAACACTAAGCAAGTGAAATCTGTGGCTCCGTTGATAAACGGTTTCACAACTTTCAATTCAGGTGATAACACTACGCTGTTTAACACAGCTCACCCGACAATTGCTGGTACAGTGTCAAACACTTTAGCTACTGCAGCGGACTTAAACGAAACTTCATTAGAGCAGTCATTAATTGACATTGCAGCGTTTACTGATGAAAGAGGTTTAAAAATTGCAGCCAAAGGAGTAAAAATGATTGTTCCTTCTGCGCTACAATTCCAAGCTGAAAGATTGATGAAATCTGAAGGCAGAGTCCAAACAGCTGATAATGATATCAACGCTATCAGATCAATGGGAATGGTTCCTCAAGGTTACAGAGTGAACAACTTCTTAACTGATCCAAATGCGTTTTACATCATTACGGATGTTCCAAATGGAATGA